AACTCATCCATATTGACTTCAACGTTTATTTTCGAGGTTTTGCCGTCATCGTCTTTTTTGGTTTTTCCAGTATAACAACTTCGACAATAATTCTTCTCATCAACGACAAAGGTTTCACTTGGACTTCCCAGTTCACAACCACAAGTAGCACACAAATTCTGGTCATCATCTCTATCAGTCGGATCAGACTTTTCAAGAAGATCAAAACAATTTTTACAATACTTCTTATCTTCATAAATACACTCTTCACCTTCTGGAATGTCAATTTCACATTTTTCGCAGGAGATGGGGGTTACTTCTTCTTTCGGCCCTCCTTTTTCTTTCTTCTCCGACTCAAACTGTTTCTTAAGACTTGCAAGAGCTTTAATTCCTAACTGGGTAAGCGACTCTCTATTACATGGAACAGGAACACAGGAAGTTTCAAGCAGTTCTACTTCAGTAAAAACTCTTTGGAGTCCTGCCTGATAAATAGTTTCTTCTTTTTCTCCTTCAATAAGGAATTCAATCTTTCCTTCTTTTGCATGTGCTTCGGTAACGTCTTCGCATTTAAGTGGCATAAAGCCAACACTAAACGCAGACTGATATCCGCCCTTATAGAGTTCCCAATATTCCTTACCCATTTCAGTCGGTGCAAATTCAACAGTTCCTTCCAGACCTTCTTTTGTTACTTCAAGATTCAAAAATTTACCGACAGAAGGCTGAGAATAATCGTGGGCCTGCAACAGTACAGGATTTTTCATAAATTCTGCAATTGTTTTTACATAAGCTTTGGGATGGATAATTTCGTTTGATCTATCCATCGTTCCGCAACTTGCTATCATATTAAGTCTTCGTTTTTTTTCATCAATAGACTTAACCATCATTTTTGTAATTTTTGCTTCCATTTTCTGTCTCCTATTTGAAATTAAATTTTATTTTTATATTTACAAGGAAGAAATAAATCTATCATCCTTCTTGGTTACATAAACAACATCGGTAAATGGATTACAAAAAACAAGGCCACCATCCCGGCAATTACAAAAGTATCAATACGGATATGAACATAATTACTGTCCATCTCATCACTTAATATTCTTCCATTACAATTAATTTTCATTTTATTTCCTAAGTAATAAATCTTGAGATGTCTTTAACCTCTCAAGTCGTACTTTTAAATTACGAAGTTCACTTCTGTCTGATTCAGAAATTTGGCTACCTTCATTACGATCTTCAATAAGCCAAATTCTTTTTTGAATATAATGTATTTCTCTTCCAATCTTATCTACTTTTAATTCAGTATTAATTCGTTGATGCTGTTGACACAAAATTTGATGTTCACTTTTTAAAGTATATCTCGTTTCGTGAGCGACAACCGCACCCGCTAAAACAATTAATGATATGACGATACCTAAAATTTTATTAAACATTTTGATCTTTCGGAATTTCAACTGCCATTTCGATACAACGACAATTAATTATCTCTTTAGCCGCACCGCCCGGATACTGAGGGTGTGGTAGATTAGTAACAGGATAAACATCATCATCTCTGGTTAAAATAGCACCAATAGAATCTTCTTTTCGATGTGAGTCTCTTTCCTGTCCATCTCTTGCAGAAACCCACCGTCGTCCAAGACTTCTCCTTAACAGTTCAGCATGTCGTCCTTCTTTCATTGCGATCCCAGTTTCGGTCCTTGCTATCCGTGCAGCCCTGAATTGAGAAAGTTTACCATTGAAAACGCCTTCTCTTAATGCATCTTGAAGTCTGTAAGAACTCCAACCTTTCTCAATCGCAGTAAGTACAAATTTTCTAACTTCTTTTTGCATAGAGGTTGTCAGTGATGCAATAGCAGGAAGCCTTAATTTCATTCTTGAAATCGCATCCGTATAATTAGGATCAAAATTAACGCCTGTCATATCTGTTAAGTTTTTAGTTTTTGTGAATGTTCTTAATTTTAATGACTTACCGACTTCAAGTCTAATCTGTTCAAACCCATCCAATAAACATTCAGCATAAAACCCATTAAAGAATCTTTTGATTTCTTCTTGGTATGGAAATTCATCAAAATCAATATCCCCAAGATTATAAGGATTATCCGAATGAAAATACTTCTTTATGTTTTTCATAACTTCCGTTTCAATCAAGGCTTCTTGAATAAGCCACCAATCAACACAATCCCTTTCTCTCAACTTTGCCTCCTTCATAAATCTGCGCCACGCTTGCTCACCAACTTTGTCATCTTTTATTTTTTGTTCTTCTTCTTTTGTAAGTTTGAATTCCTCTTTTCCATCGTCTTCTTCTATTTCCATTAAAGGGTGTATCCCAATTGGCTTCGCCATTTTACAATAATCAATAGCTATTGCTTCTAATTTGTGACCCCATTCTGTAACTTCTTTATTCGTAAAATAATCAGCATAGAACAAAGTGCAAAGCTTAGTCCCGTCGATATCGATAAGATCAGAAGCATTACGATCTTCATCAACTAACCAAGATTCAAGATACCGTTTAATACTTATTGTTTTTCTTTTTTCATACCAAATTGCGTGATAGTCTTTTTTAAAAGGCATATCGCACCATGCAATTCTTATGTCTTCACCTTCATGAGCGATTTTCTTCTTTTCTTCTGAAAGAACAAATTGAGTAGGCTTCCCTTTATCATCATCTTGAACATCTTCTGTGGTAGTAGTTGTTCTTAAAGGAACATCTTCATCTTCTTTAGGTTTATCAGAAGTACTCTCTTCATCAGGAATCTCTTCTTTTTTAAACCCAAGTTTTAATCTTTCATTAATTGACTGCTTCGTAAATCCCATATCGTAGAAAACCTTTGCGGTTTTTGCTTTTTCTTGTAAATTTTCCTGCAAACAAGGGATTTCTTCAGCGTCAAAATACATTTCAAGAGAAGGATCGTATGGCTTTACAATATGAGTATTTAATATGTCAGCAATCTCTTTACTCTCTGGAATAATGTTTTCAATCCAAAAGTTCTGCTGTTGCTGAGAAGAGTTCGAATAATTTGCATACTCGAAAATTCCAACTTCAGCAGGAGGTACATTATAAGCAGAACAGATTTCTTCTCTGGTATATTTTTTAGTTTCAGGAAATACATTACCTTGTCTTTCCGTTGCCATACTGTTCCATGTACTTTCACCTTCAAGTATCATCGGCTTAAATGATTTCTCTTTCCCAGAGTGCCTATCTTCCCACTGTTGTTTTAATCTTTCATATTGAGGATCAGATAAATTCTTTTTAACCTCAATTACTCCGGGAAGAACAGAACCATTCATAAAAAACAAATTACTTGTCATCCCTGCGTTATAATCTAAAAGAGCAGACAGTTGGCAAACATCAACAGGGTTAAGTCCTCGAACTTGGTCATAAGGATTATATTTTCTATCAAAGATGACTTCATCTAAATTTAAAGGAACAGTAACTCCTGAATTTTGATATTGCCATCCTGCTAAATCAGACTTTTTAAAAACTTCTTTAAATAAATAAGGAGGGAGCACCCATAATTCTCCAAGTTTACCCTTCGCCCATTCTCCTTCTTTAATTGTAAACGCTTCGCCAAATGCTAACTTATTTGTTACGAACCCATTAAGCCACTGTTTGAAGGTCATAAGAGGAGCAACCTTGCCATGTAAAAAATACTGCATTATTTCATGATTGTCTGCAACCTCAGAACCTTCGACTCCGGCTTTTCTAACTCTGATTTTTAACTGAAGAAGATTCCTTACTATTGAATTAACACATGAATAAATCCAAACGCTTTGTTGATAAGCATTCTTCTTTGAAAACTCAGGAATGTCTGTGGGAGTTATGCCTAAAAGATCACGCCATGCTCCGGCATCAGTTAAATTAAAAGTGTTTGCACTCTTTTTACTAATTTTTAAAAAATCTTTACCAAAGATTTTAACTTCCATAGGTTCAACCTTTATTTTTTAATTTTATTTTTTAATTCGATAACTATTTTGTCGATTAATTGTTTAGCTCTTGATTCACTTCTTTTTATTTTCTTTCCGACTTCTCGCATAGTTAACCCTTTATTGATATAAAAATTAAAAATTAATTTATCTCTTACTGGCAGGGTGTTTAAAACTTCATTCAGGTTGTCCCATTTCATCTTTTTGTTAACCATTATATCGGTTAGTTCTTGGTTATTCTCCACTTCCAAACCCTTATCATCTCTTACGTTTTGGCTAATAAACACTATATCTTTCCTCTGCCCATTCTTCACTTTTTTACGGGCAGTTCTTTTAAGATGATCGGTACTTCTCATCCCTTCAAAAATTTCTCCAAGGATTCTTCGTCTAGCATATTGATTAAAAGCACCCTTCTCAGGATCATATTTATCAACAGCATCAATTAATCCAATAGTCCCATGACTTACAAGGTCATCAACCTGTAAGATAGCATTCATAAAAAATATATTGGTTTTTTTGATTATAGCGAAAACTAGATATTGTTTATTGAGGATAAAATCTTTACGTTCTTCTTTCGTGGTAAAAACCATCTCAATCTCCTGTTCAACTTTAATCCCGGCTACAAGCTTCTAATTCTTGCACATCCAACTTGTTGCTCAAAAAAAGTATATGCGCCATACCTTTTTGCATCCATATAGTGATCGTTAAACTTAATCGGGGCTTCTTGAGGCCGCCCATTTTGATCGGTCATCCAAGAATATCCTTTTATCTCTTTTTTATATGGTTCTGCCTCATCACTATCTACTATGTGGTCATTTAACCTCTGACAAAAATCAAGACCGGGCTTGACATCTTTAGTCGCCTTCTCACACCAAAAACCTGCCATTCTTATTTCTTCAATTCGTTGGGGCTCTTGTGCGTCTGCATAAATAGGGTGGAGGCCTCTTTCTTCTTTTGGAATTATTTCTAAAAGTCTTTCGATTAATTGATTATTAGTAAGTCCAGTTTCATATAATTTTGGTTCGACCCAAAGATCATAATTGTCTAAAGTCATTTTTAATACGGCAGATGGTACATTAAATCCAAAGTCAACTCCGTAAAATGAATTACCGTTTTCTGGAATAGAATCTTTACTAACAATATCCCATTTGTCAAAAATTAAATTATCCAGCTTACCCCATTCGCCTAACCCGTAAATTCTCCAGTAATTTTTACTTTGTTGCTTAAGCTCATTTATTATTCTTAAATATTCTTTTGAAAGATAAGGATTATCTTTAAAGGTAGAAACTAGCTCAATCATTCCTGCTTCATTACCATCAACTATTTTTTCTTTAATCCAATGGTATTCATCAACAGGATTAAAAGATAAAATTAACTGATTCAAGGGACCACCGTAAGTGGGAGCAGATTGTCTAAGTAATAAAGCCATATAATCTGCATAAGTAAAGTCTGTTGCTTCTTCCATCCAAATATCATTCCACTCTGAGCTTTGACCACACCACATAACTCTATTATTAAAACGAGTCATTACATTATGAAAAGGAGGTACAGTAGGGCAATAAACCTTACCTGTATATTTTACAGTTTGAATATTTTCTAAATAAACTTCTTTTTTATCGGTGGGGATAAAACATGATGATATTTCTTTAATACAAACTCTTTTATATTTAGTTTGTCCGTCCAGTCTTACTAACATTTTATGTTCAGGAGTTACGCAAAAATCAATTATACTTTTATCTTTAGGCTTATACATATCACCACTATAATCATATGAATACATTTCGGAAACAGGTTTGTAAGAAGCAACTCTTGTATCGGGATTCATTGTGGCAACAATGTCGCCTTTCTTGAGATTCTCAATAAAAACAAACCCTCTATCTTTTGTTAATATCTCTGTGTCGGGGTGATAGCATTTTATCTTTTCTGGATCGTCAAGCCCACCAAAATGAATTAAATTGTTTCTAAACTTCCAATTCATCATTCCCCGGTTAACTCTCACCCGGTTAGTCAAACCGTATGACTCAAGGACTTCTTCGAATAAAGATAAAGTGGAAACTCTAAGAGAAGGAAGGGTTTTTCTACAAATTAAGATTTTTCTTGGGGCAGAACCAAAAAGACGTTCAATCAATAATTGACAAATCGAATGGCTCTTGCTACTTCTTGCTCCACCCCGGCTAACAATAACAGTTTTACCATCAGCTTCCGCCTGTTTTAGTTTTCTAAATACAGGAGTAACCCCTAAAGGATTTGCATTCGAAATTGTCATTGTCCTAAAATTACTCCGGTTATAACATTCAACAAGACGAAAAGGTATCGCTGAATGCTTTTTTTACAATATTTTTATAAATGAGGAATGAGACCTGTACAAACCTTAAACAACAAATCCGATTAAGCGCAATAAGACAATCGGCATGAAAATAGATTCTACCCTTTTTTGTTTTAAGGTTATAACTTCGACTGTCTACTCTTAAACACATTGCGCTCACTTTGGTTTTATACCCTCTTTATAATTTAATAAACCTTCTGGGTTTTCATAATAATTTGTTTTTATTTCAAATCGATCAGGTAAATCATTTACTTTTTTCTTTACGATTAATCCGAATTGCATTTTCCAATTCGTATCAGGGTCATTAACGCAAATTACCA